CACCCTGTATTGTTCCTGCTGTTACTAAGCCCTGAAATATTGTACTCCAATTTTGTAAATTAGCAGGAAAACACCCAAAGAATAAAAGATATTTATTTATATCACTACTCCACGCATTATAAGCACCATTTGCTGTTGTTCTATTAACATCTTCACTATTTAATAAAGAACCTGTACTATCATAATAATCTAAGTCTATATGATCTAACTTATCATCTAAAGCTAAAAAGGCAAGTGTTCCATAATCTTCTAAATTAGCATATTGAGTTAAAGGTGCATTAGTTAAAAAATTATCTGTTACTGCTGATAGTTCAAAGTTGGATATGTTAAGGCCAAAATCATCATTTACAGGTGTTCCTATTCTTAATACATCTGTATATTTTACATAGCCATTAAATAAAGTGTAAAGATCTGAAGCTACTTCTGTTCCATCTTGTCTGCGTACTGTATTAGCATCTTGATCTCCTGCTGCGTTTGTAGCCCCTAAGTATTCAACAGCAAATATTAAAGCCATAAATCTAGTACAGTTGTTATTCATAGAATACTTATCTATCAAATGTATTGGATGTCTTTCTTCTGGACTTGTTACTGTTGCTTTATAACTACTACCATCAGCAGCCATATTATCAGCTTGTACATAATTCTCTAAAACATTACGTAAATCAAATATCCCCACCCCTGCATTGTTTGGTGTTGTTTTAAAAGTACCTACCAAATCATTTGTAGTAGTTGTATCTGGTGGAGTTGTACTACTTACGTGAATATCTACTATGAATTTTACTTTTGATTCATTTGCAACTGCTTCATCATTGGATATAACAAAAATAATATCCTGCCCAACAGGTAGTGATGGATATAAAGGTTTTTGTTCTATTGTTGAATTTATAACTGCCATTTTTTTATTGTTTTATACTTTCTAAAATATCTTCCCCTAAAGCCTTACCATAATTTTCTGCAAAATCTTGCATCCCTCTCATTAAAGACTTTTGGAAAAAACTAATTCCATGCATACCTTTTATCCATAGAACTTTTACTATTGCTATTTTTAATCCTAATGTACTCATATACTGCCCACCCTCACTTCTTGGCTGTAATCCTTTTTTTCTAATAAAAGAACCTATGCCCTTATATATACTCCCACTAGACTTTCCACTTCCAAATTTATATGGGCTGTCTTTTCTTTTCCCCTCCCATGTTATGTAGTGCCGCCTACCACCATAACTGCCTTTGTGTTTTCCTGATTTAATAGTACCCCCTGCCCCCTTAACTCCTTTGTCTTGAAATGTACCATAATCTGCCATTGAAAACTCCACATCTAACACATCTCCGCTTTTAACTACATTGAACTTAATAGACTTCTCTAAATTCCCCCCACCCTTACCTGCTTTAGATAGATTACTTTTAGCATCTTTGACTACTTGCTTACCAAAGCTGTTTAGATAATTCTCTAAGTTTTTTAAACTCATTATATACTAGCTACAAATATTTCTACATCTACATCATTTGATGCTGTAGGTCTAACCTCTAGCTTTGCTATATCTGCTAATGCCCCATATTGTGGAACTGCATCTGCTTCAGCTAACATAACATCATCTGCTCTAGCTATAAGATGTGAATTTCCTGCTGGTATTAACATAGAGTAATTAGAAGCTGCTCCTGCTACTCCTATTTCAATATCATAAGTATCTGATAAATTAGAAACTCTAATGTAGCGTACATTTTCTTTGTCTATTGCTCCTGCACTATCATATACATTTGAGGAGAATGTTGCTATCGTTGTAGTAGCTGAATGAGGGCATGTTATAACTCTTTCAAAAGTATCTGTAATACTTGCGACTGTTAAGCTATTTGTTGATCCTCTTAAAGCACCATTAATGGTTACGCTTTCAGATACTGTTACTACTAAATTTGCCATAATTATTTATATTTTAATTGTTATTTTTGGTGGTATTAATTGTATTTCTATTTTCCATATTTTAAACTTAAACATTAGTAACCTGCTCCTGCATCAGTTACAGGAATATTACACGTTTCAAAATCATTCATAACCTTAACTCCTAATTGGAATACTTGCCCACATAGCATATTGTCAAATCTTTCGCTAAAAGGCTCTATTGTAAACTGATCCTGTGTAAAGTAAATAGGATAGTTTATGTCATTAACTCCTGCTATTGATTGTCTTGTACTATGTCTTAGCATTCCTATAAAGTCTGTTGCTATTTCTAAAGTTTGGTTATACACTTGCTGTTCGTTATTTTTATTATCTATTAGCTTTGTTAATCCTTTTGCATTGTAGGTTTGCCAATTATCTTTCTCACTTACTAAATCCATAATAAAGATTTGAAAATTGTAAACTAACTCTGAATCTCCTGTTGTTACATTTACATAATTTATATGAAGCAAAGGGAATAACTCCATCTTTTCTAAGTTCACATCATATATATCCCCAACAGATACAGTTTCTATTTGCTGATGATACTCCCCTAGTCTTGCTAGAGTTTCTATTACGTTATTAAATGTCTTATTGGTTACCGCCATATTTTACTCTGTTTTGTGAATCTAAATCTGTTTCATAACTTAACCACGTTAATGCTTCAAAAAGATTCAACTTTGTTATTGCTTCTAAATTTACTATCTCCCCTCCTGTGAGCCTGTAGAAAACACCGAACCAACTCCATTTCTCTGCGAAGCTTTCTGTTGCTATTGCTGATTCATTTCCCTCATGGCTTTTGTCAAAAATAATCCCAAAGGAATTGACAATATCTTTCCGAAATTCCAAAAAAAAACCAGTGCCGAATGCACTTGCTCTGCTGACATCTTTTTCATTTCTTCTGCCCTTATTTTTATATTACCATCATAAGGTTCTATTGTGTAAACTCCATTCTTCCCTACTTCTGTTACAGGTCTGTATAAAATAGCCATAATCTCTGTCATGTGTTTATACATGTGTGTTTTCATTATATGCTCTAAATCTGCATACTCCCCCAAACTTATTTGCTCTAAGTCAGGATGAAACCCATATTTTTTGCCATCTATCTCAATTATCCTTTTTAAAGAACTATCCTGCTTTCTTTGTAACTCTGCAACCGCTTCTAGTATAATTGCTACATCTTTTATTGATAATTCCTTTATTAATGTTTTAGGAATATCTGATAACGCTGCAATTGTTTCTTCTGCTTCTACACTTTTTGCTCCTTCGTGGAACTCCATCAACTTCAGCCATGTTTCAAGATTTACATCTTTCCAACTCTTGATTAAATTAAACTCCTGTTTCTTTCCTTCTTTTTTAATTCGTACTTTCATCTAATATATAATAGAAATAGTTAATATTTAGTTTTTTTTGTTATATTTGCCACGTTTTCATTATCTTATTTAGGGGGGTTAGCTTTATGCTGCCCCCTTTTTATTGCACAAAATACTTACCTGCATTAGGGTTATCTAAATGATATATAACATTATACCTCACACCATCAATTGCATGGTTGTAATTGTCAATGTATAGCTTAGAGCCTTTATCCTGATAGGCATAGTTGTTTAATTCCTTAGCTATATTAGTTGATTCTGGTGTTATTACTAATTCATAATCTTGCATTCTAGTTATACCACTTTCAATAGTTCCTTTTTTAACAGGCTTTATATTTACTCCTAAATGTTTTAAGTCTGCTATTAGTCTAGGTTCTGCTGAATCTGCAATAATAAGTGTGTTGTTTACTTTGTCTAATATTAACTTAGCTAGGTCATGGCTCTTTAATCCATTTTTATATATATGCTCTTTAAGATATATCTTCATCTTTCTTTTATCAATAGCTACTTCTGTTAAACTATCAGGATCAACACTAAAACCAAAGTCCATGCCGCATGATGTCTGCAATCCATCAGGATTAAATTCTCCTATACTCCAATTGTCAAACACAACACCCTCTGCTTTGTCTAACCATCCACCCATTATTTTATGTTGGTACTTTTTAAAGTTCCTATGCTTTATAGCCTTAATACGCTCTAGGAAGCTGTTAGAAAGGTTTTCTTTATTGTCTAGGTATGTACTATGGATATAGCATACATTGTCTTTAACGCCATTAAAACCTGCTTCTACGCCTTTGTCTTGAAAAAACCTATTGTATATCCAATGCTCTTTAGTTACAGGATTTAATATTAATACAATTCTGTTTTGTATATTCTTTTCTCTAATACTTAAATCAATAGTATCAAATATATCTTCATCTATTAATTCTTCTGCTTCATCTAATACCCAACAGCTAATGCCCTGTAAAGATTTTAAACTTGCAGTTTGGTTTCCTGCTGAAGTCTTAATACCTCTAAATAATATATCTGATTTGTTTTTAAGATTAACTACCTCTGCTTTGTTTACACTAAATATGTTCTCATATCCTAATAGGTTTATCTTTTCTAAGAACTCAGGAATGATAGATAGATGTGCTGATACCATTGTGTATCTTGTAAACAAAACCCTTATCCCCTCTGCCATAGTTAGCAAAGTTAGAAATACAGTTACAGCAAATGATTTGCCTGATCCTCTACCACCTGTGATAATAAAGTACCTGGCATCAGATGTAAACAATGCATTATATTTGTTATTCAGATTCAGTTTCTACAAAGTTTATTAATGGCATATTTATTGTTTCTTCATTTGAAGTTACATCTACCCTTTGTTGTGGCTTACCATAGAAATACTCAAAGAATAGTTTTACCGCCCATTGTTCTTTTTTCTCTAATCCTTTTTTAAGTGATTCTAAAGCCATTGGATTCATTGGTGTTAGATTCTCTATTAACTTCTGTTCTTCTGCTTTAGCCTTTCGCCCTGCTCCTGCTCTTTTACCTCCATGTGTCATTTTGAAATATTTTGATTAATCAAGTCTATATTATATAATAGAAACTTACTTGATTTTGTTTAAAACATAGTTAATTGTTGTTTATGTCTTTCTATTCTTTTCATGGCTGCTTCATAGTATTCTTTATCAAGCTCACAAGCTGTCAAATCAAGCTTTAAATTATGACAAGCTATTGCAATACTACCACTACCAAGATGTGTATCCAATATTTTGTCACCTTCTTTTGCGTAGTTCATTAATAACCATTCATAAAGTTCAACTGGTTTTTGTGTTGGGTGTATTCTATTAACTTTATATTTTTTTTTAAATCCTGCCCATAAATGGTCGTACATATTACACTTTTTATCAAAAGAAGTCCACGCTAATTCTGCCATAGACAAATGTTCTTTTATATCTGCTTTTTTGTTCCAAACAATCCAGCCTTTACTTGGTTTTAAATGTTCGGTAAAATAATTTCCACCCCAAATAATCTGGTTTTTACTTACTCTTTTAAGTTCTTCAAAATAGTTTTTAGTTGGTATTTGGCTATCATCAAAAGTATTATAAACTTGGCTTTTTGGGTTCTTCCATTTTGCAGTTGGTCTATCAGCCTTATTTCTGCTACCATGTTCACCAATACCATAAGGAGGGTCGACAATAGCAAGGTCAAAGTAGTTGTCCTCATACCTAGCCATCAACTTCATGTTACACTCGTTAGTTATATTCATTTGGTAACATTAATCTTACTCCTAATTCTGTTAAAGCCCATATCCTTATTTGATCTGCATATACTTCAAACTCTTTGCTATTCATTTTAGCTGTGCTGTTTACCTTTTGTAGTCCTATCTGCCTTTCGTTTATCTCTATGCTTTGCCACTCGCTTGAAAACTTAATTTTAAGGGTATCATGCATTTCATCAGGAAAGTACCCTAATTCTTCTGCTAATGGTTGTACTATACATGCCCAATAATAATTGTTTTGCATATTGCTTCTATTGTTTCTTTGTTTCTTTACTTTAACTATATAATCATTATCAAGTTCTTTTAAGTAATTAAAAAGCATTTGCTTATCTTGACTGTTCTTTATTACAAAGTTCATTAATCAAAGGATTCATTTATTCCACGTTCTCCGCATAACTTTTCTTTTG